ACGTTTGTGACGGATTTTGAGAGGATAGAGCTATAAACGTATATTTACCCCTACCCCTATATATGGGGAGGCAAATAGCTCTATGTATCTATATATCTATATAAATAGGTTTATTATTATTATAGAGGCCTGAAACCCGCAGAAATCAGCCATTTTTTTTGTCACGTTTTCTTTTTTGAGCGCGTCACAACTGTCACAAATCGCCGGAAACCCGCAGAAAACTGCCAAAAATGGCGTCACAAACTGAGAATAGGTCGAGCGGGCGTCCCTATGCAGTTCAACATAAAAATAAAAGCGCCTCTACGCCTGTCAACGAACGTCAGTTGCGTCAACAGGCGCAGGGCGCATCAGGGTGTGGTGTGGTGATCCGGCTATGCTTCCGCCATCTCCCGCTTCTCAGCGACTAGCGCGTCATAGGTTCGAGCTAAGCGCAGCAGTTCTTGCCGTGCCATTGCCTTGCCTTCCTCTGCGCCTTCTTCCAGCACCAGCAGATAGATATGAACAGCAGTTTCCCACGTTGGTGTTAGGTCGATAGTTTTCATCTCAGTTCCTTACAGAAAATTAATGGTGAAATAGTTTTGGTTGTCGCCCCATTGCGGCGATACCCAATGGTGTTTAATATGCGCGATGCATTCACGGGCATAACCGCCCAGCGCGTCATCCACCTTGCTAGGTTTACTGAATCGCTCTGCGCCTTGAATAGGCTCAATATATCGGGTGAAGCCTTCGCCTAGAAGCGCAGCCTTCGCCGCTTCATATGTTTTGTGTGATGTATTCATTTCAGTTCCTTTAACTTGCGCCATACGTCATGGCATCTGCATAAAATATTATCTCTGCGCTTTTGTCAACAGCATAATCTACGTTAATCTCACCAGCCAGAGCGCAACAACAGGCATTCCTATGCAGTTCAACATAAAGAAAAGGGCCAGCCCGTAGGCCAGCCCGTCAGGCGCGTCAGGGATCGGGTCGTTGCGTCAGTATAAATCCTGCTCGTCATTCTCCCAAAGCTCCGCTGCGCGTTCCTGCGCTGCCTCGCGTGGGTCTCCGAATTCATCCCGCAGCCATTGGCTCAGGGTGACAGGCTGTTGCCCTATCCATCTGCATTCTCTGCAGTATTCGCTATACTGTTCGCGTATCATATCTATTCCCTTTACGGCCTATCTCATCAGTGACGGGCGGCCAGCCCTCGCCAGACGGGGATTGCTCCCCGTTTCGATTATACTGCGCCTCCCATGTCGATTGCCTTCCAGTCGTCTTCGTTCTCGCCTGTTTCCAGAACGGACACAACATCCTCGCGGTGGTAGGCTTGCGTGTCGCTGTCGTTCAGCTGCAGCAGGTTGAGCATCGTGCGGACAGTGATATTCCACAGGCGGTCATCATCTACAGTCTCGCCGTTCAACGTGCCGACAATCTCATAGTCGCCATCGCTGCGCTGCCATGCGAACGTGATGTAGTTTGGTAAGCGGTTCATATTTTTCCCTTTCGTATTTGGCACTAGCGCCAGCCTCGCGGCGGATTGCTCCGCCGTCCGGTGGTGTCAGTCCCCCTTCACTGTATGATAGATTGTGAGGGCGCTCAGGGCCAGCACGCCCCAGAAGAACGATAGCACAGCGATATGGGATATCATGCGAGGCGCTCCGTATCCAGTTGGCAAGCATCGATGAAGCGCTTTCGGTCGAAGCGGTGGTTGTCCTGCCACAGCTGGTCGGCCAGTCGGTGCGCGATGGCGTGAGTAGCCAGCCTCTCGCCGGTCAAGATTGTCTTTGCCGTGTCGCTCTCGAAGGCCGTAGACGCAAGGTCACGGCTCATCTGGGCGAGAACCTCAGCAATCAATACATAGTCTTTGCGTGTCATCAGTTCAGTCCTTTCATATAGGCGCCCGTGTGCAGCGCGTCCTCTGCGTCGCTCGTGTAGTAGGCAATCGCCTCCTCCCGCTTTGCGTCTAGGTCAGGCAGGGTGACGCGATATTCGCGCCAGTCTCTGCAATAGGTCGCCTTGCAGCCCATTGCCTTCAGTTGGTTTAGTGTGCGCTTGATGCTCATGCTGCTGCCTCCAATGCCGTTTCCAGCGCGTCGATGTTTGCTGCCGTCGATGGAATGCCAGCAGCGTCAAGCTCGTCATGGGCGAATAGCCACTTGTCAGGCGTGGCGTGATAGGCCTCGACGTTCTCAGGTGTCACTAGATCTTGGATGCTCATATCAGTTCCTTTCACTTGCATTTGTGTTGTGTGGTGCGTCCGGCCGGAACAGCCTTTAGGCAATCAGGGCAGAGCGCGAACGTGCGGTGTGCGCTCGACTTGTTCCGCCAGCGGCGTGGGCCTTCTGGCGCTGGTGTGCTTGGCACGACGTAAAGAGCAGTCTCGCGCCCGTCGAGCAGCGGCACAGTTACCTGCTTCTGCATATCGTGCGGAAGCTTCTGATTAGGCCGCAGCCCCAGATAGACCTTGATGTCGTGGTGGTCGGCGTATTGTCCGGCATAGCCGTAGACCTTGGCGACAGGTAAAATCTTAAATGCCATCGTATCAGTTCCTTTCATGTGGGCGCGTCTGCCCGTGCCAGCTACCTAGCTGGCTCCGCCAGTTTAGTGCCAGCTCCGTATTTGTCAACAGGCCCCAGATAATTTGTCAGCAATTATTCTGCACAGGTCAGCGCATTGGTCACACTGGAATGTGAGCCTGGTCTTTTAATTAATCACAGCGCAATGTGAACACCCCTTCCCAGCTCGTGAACATCCCCCCTCCCCCCCCTCGACCTCGACCACCCCCCTCCCCTCGCGCATCAGGTCACCTCCCAGACCCCACCCCCCACCACCCCCCACGGAGGCACTTCGGGAGCGAGCGGCCCGCCCGTCCTCCATGTATACCCACTGTCAGGCATATTTTTCCTTCAAAATTGGCCGGCTTTTCCCACCGTATTTCTACACTTTTATCTACACCCCCTACCCCCCTTTTTAGGTACACCCCCACCCCCTTATTTTTTTTGGGCCTATAAATTTTAAAATTTGCTATTGCGCTGAATAATTAGCAGACGTATCTGTATCCGTATGGCGGAAAATCCTGACGTTGAATTCGTGAAAGTTGCAATCGATGGCTGATAATCCAGACGTTGAATTTGTGAAGGAATACATAAAGAGCGGTGATGCGTTGCTTGCGTTTAACCGTGCTGGTTATCAGACTGGCGGTGTTGGTGCGAAGGTGATGGCTGAGCGGACGCTGGCGCGTCCTGAGATTCGTATTGCTTTGTCTGTCTTGGCGGACTTTGGGATTGAGAAGGCTGACGATATCCCGGTGAATCCTTTGAGCCGTGATGGCTTGATTGAGAAGCTGGACGCGATTCATGAGGTGGCGATGCAGGAGACGGCGTTACCGAGTGCGATTAACGCGGTGAAGGCGCAGGCGCAGTTGCTGGGGTATATGGATCAGACGGTGACGGTGAACCATAACGTGCGCGCTGCGGAATTATCATTGGAGGATTTGCGCCGCATGGTGAGTACGGAGCTGGCCCAGTCGCCTGTGCCGTTGATGATTGACGCTGACGTAAGTGACGCGGAGTTTGAGGAGGTGAATGATGATCAGGCGTGAGGGTGATGTAATCCGTAACGGCCTGAATATATGCCCGGAGGCGCGTTGCGTGACGTTGCAGCTCTTTGGCATAAGGGTGTATGCGCGGCTGGTGAAATGGAGCAGACTGCCTGTTTTTCAAGTGTATAGGAGATAGAAGATGATGAGTCATAAAGAGTTAGAGTTACGTGATTGGTACGCTGGTTTGGCCATGCAGGCGCTGTTTGATGTTCATAAAGGCACAGGCATCGGAGAGAAGATAGCCGAAGATGCGTTTGAGATGGCTAAGATTATGATGGAGCATCGCAAGGAAGCTATGATTAATGAATGATATCGACTGGGTACGGATGAAGTTCGACCCTCAGCAGATGGTGAACGTGCGTGATTTAATCCGCGTGATGCGTGGTGAGGTTGCGACGCTGAGCAAGGATCAGTGGGAGGACACGAAGGAGTGCTGCGCTGACGTGATGGAGCAGTTCTTGGAGCTTCGTGGTAGCGAATGAATCTGCCCCGCGATGAGCTGTTGAAGGAACTGCTCCGTCGCGAGGAGGCGATGGTGTCTCTGGCTGCGTACATTGAGTACGTGTCGGGGTTGAAGCCACCGCCTCATATGAAGCTGATCTGTGATAAGCTGGATGATGTGATTGAGGGCCGCATTTTGCGGCTGATGATTTCGATGCCGCCGGGACATGGGAAATCGTTCGTCGCGTCACACTACTTCCCGGCCTATTTCTTGGCGAAATACCCTGAGCGGAACATAATTTTCGCGACGCACAAGCAGGAGCTGTCGGATTCATTTGGTCTGAAGGTGCGTAATACCATTAAGGGCGACGAGCATTCGCGGCTGTTTCCTGAAAGCGGGATCAGTTCGGACAAGACGGCGGCCGGCGAGTGGATGACGACGAAGGCTGGCGGGTATCACGCGACTGCTGTTGGCGCGAACGTGACTGGTCGGCGCGGCGATATCTTGCTGGGAGATGACTTGCTGTCTGGTATTCAGGCGGCTGAGTCGGACAGCGAACGAAATAAACTGTGGTCTTGGTATGGCGCCGACTTTTACACGCGCCGTAAGAACCAGAACACACCGATTGTGTTGATCGGAACCCGTTGGCACTTGGGTGACCACATGGGCCGTCTGGATCAGGGCGAAAGAGATGGAGAGGGTGAGAAGTGGGAGCGTGTGTCGCTGCCTGCACTTGCCGTCGAGAACGATATCCTTGGGCGAAAGCCCGGAGAGGCGCTGTGGCCGGAGCAGTTTCCAGCAGAAGAACTGGAGAAAATAAAGCGGCAGCCTTCAACAACGAGCCGCATTTGGTCATCGTTGTACCAGCAGAACCCAGTAGTGGATTCTGGCGGTATCATCGACCAGACGTGGTTTAAGTGGTGGAAGTCCAAGGATCCCCCTAAGATTAAGTACGTCATACAGGCGTGGGATACGGCGCTGACGGCGAATAAAACGTCGGCGTTTAGTGCGAGTACGACGTGGGGCGTATTTGATAATGACGATGGTATTCCGAACCTGATCCTGCTGTCGGTGTGGCGCGGACGGGTTGAATGGCCCATACTGAGGCGTCAGGTGCAGCGCATGGCGCGCGATTATCGCGATGATAATTACAGCGTGCCGATCAAGCCGAGCAAAAATAGGGCGCCGGACACGATATTGGTGGAGGCCAAGGCGAACGGGCAGATGCTGATTCACGATCTGGCGCGTGCTGGCATTGTGGCGACGAAGTTTAACCCGGATAAGTTCGGTGACAAGATCGCCCGTGTGCGACTGGTGACGGATTTGATAGAGAATGGGCGGGTTTGGCTGCCTGCACAGGGGCCGTCCTATGATACGCTGCGTCCTTGGGCTGGGGATTTCTTGGAACAGTGTGTGCAGTTTCCGGCGGCTGATTCGAGGGACTGGGTTGACACGATGACAATGGCGTTCTTGCGCGTGAAACAGTCGGGATGGGTTGCCAATACGGAAGATCCGCAGGAAGAATATTACGATACGCCACAAGAACGTGAAGCATTCTATTGATGCTTAACCAATTAGCTGATAAGGATTGAATATGGCCACCAGACCGATGACTGAAGCTGACTTGTTGCGCCCTGCCTTTGAGGGGATTGGTGGGCCGAGCCAAGCTATGCCTGAAACGGGTATTGAGTTTGAATTTCCTGAAGAAGGTGGTCAGATGCTTGACGGCGCGCTGATGAGCGAAGCCGAGGACGGATCACTCGAGGTAGACTTCGAGCCGTCTGAAGAAGCTGAGATTGAAGAGTCCGAACACGACGAGAATTTGTGCGAGTATATGTCCGATATGGACCTTGCTGGCCTTTCTGAGCAATTGATGTCTGGCGTTGCAGACGATTTGGAATCGCGCGGTGAGTGGGAAACCACCATGAAGCGCGGCATTGAGCTGTTGGGCCTGACGTTTGAAGACCGCACGACGCCATTTAACGGTGCGTGTGGTGTGTTTGATCCTCTGATGGCGGAAGCTGTCATTCGTTGGCAGGCGACTGCGCGCGGTGAGCTGATGCCATCGGCCGGTCCGGTGAAGACGCAGATCATTGGGGTTCCGAACCCTGATTTGGAAGCGCAGGCGTCGCGCGTTCAGGACTGGATGAACCTGTACCTGACGGAATTGGCGCCGGAATATTACGAAGAGTTCGACCAGATGCTCATGTGGCTTGGTCTGGTAGGCTCGACGTTTAAGAAGGTCTATCAGGATCCAGTCTTGGGTCGTCCTGTGGCGCGTTTCGTCACGCCGAAGAATTTCATCACGTCGTATAACACGACAGACTTGAGTACATCGCCGCGTTTTGCGCACGTCACACAGATGTCGAAGAAGCAGCTCAAGCTGGCGCAGTTGAGCGGTGCGTACCGCAAGCTTGATCTGGGTGATCCGCAGCAGAACCTGAGTTCTTCGTCACCGATTCAGTCTGAGGTGGACAAGGTTCAGGGCATTGAGCCCGGCGCTGAAGGCACAGACGAATACAACATCTACGAAATCTACGCCGATATCGATCTCAAGGGCTTTGAGAACGAAGACGGCATTCCTCTCCCGTACATTGTGACGGTTGACGAGAACAGCAAGAAGGTTCTGTCGATCCGCCGCAACTGGGACGAAGGCGACGAAACATACCAGAAGCGCGACTATTTTGTGCATTACAAGTTCATCCCGGGCCTTGGCTTCTACGGTCTGGGCTATGCCCATATCTTGGGTAACAGCGCAAAGACGGCGACATCGATCCGTCGGCAGTTGATTGACGCTGGTACGCTGAATAACTTCCCGGGCGGTTTGCGCGTCAAGGGTATGCGTATCGAGGATAACAACATCGGCATCGGGCCGACTGAGTTCCGCGAAATCGACACGGCTGGTTTGCCGATTCAGAACGCTATCATGACGATGCCCTATAAGGAGCCGTCGGCAGTGTCCCTGCAGTTGCTGCAGGAGACGTATGAGGGTGCGCGTAATCTGGCCAACACGGCTGAGATTGCTGTTGGTGACGGGAGGCAGGACGCGCCGGTGGGAACAACGGTAGCGTTAATGGAAGCTGCGACTCGCGTGCAGTCGGCAACGCTCAAGCGTGCGCACAAATCTCTGGGCAAGGAACTGAAGCTGATTGCCGACCTGTTCGGCAAGTACCTGCCCGATATGCCGTATCCGTTTCCTGTGCGGGGCGGAACGAAGGCAATCATGCGCGACGACTTCGACAACAACGTCGATGTCATCCCGGTCAGCGACCCGAACATCAGCAGCTCTGCGCAGCGGATGATGCGTGCTGAAGCTCTGTTGCGTTTCGCGACACAGGCGCCTGAGCTGCACAATACGCAGGAAGCTTTCCGGCAGATGTACATCGAGATGGGGATTGATCCTCAGCGCGTTGAAATGCTGCTGCCGAACAAGCAAGCTCAGCCCCCGATGCCAATGGATCCGCTGACGGAGAACCAGACGGCGATGATGGGTGGCCCGCTCAAGGCTGGCGAGTATCAGGATCACGATGCGCACATTGCAGCGCATATGCCGCTTGCTGAGCAGAATCCGAATCTGCAGGCGCACATCAATGAGCATATGGCGCTCAAGCTGCGCGTACAGGTTCAGCAGATGATCGGCCAGCCTTTGCCGCCTCCGGGCACGCCGATGCCGCCGGAAATGGAAAATCAACTTGCGATGATGGTCGCACAAGCGATGCAGCAGTTGGCGCCGCAGTACAAGCAGCAGCCGCAGCCTGACCCGCTTCTTCAAATCGAAGCCGAGAAAGTTCAGCAGAAGGCGGTCAGTGATCAGGTCAAGGCCAACGTCGAAATGGAAAAGGCTAAGATGGTCGCGCAAAGCGAAGCTGCTGATCGCGAGACAAAGGAAACAATTGCTGCTATGAAGCTGGCAGCTGATTTACAGAAACAAGACTCAGGTTCTTTTGGAGGCTAAGATGGCTAACGACTCACAACGCGACAAAGCACGCGCTACTTTTGGTAAAACTTTCTTTGAGAATTCTAAGGCTCTGCCTAATCCAAAGAATGCGGCGGCTGCTCTGCAGAAGCGCGCAAATGATCGTCCTATCCCGACCTATAAGGTTGGCGGCGCTGTGAAGAAGAACACGCCTCCCCAGCCGACTGCAGCTGAGCGTGAAGCTGAGCGTAAGCGCCGCGAAGAGTATGCCAAGATGAAGGTGACACCAGAAAATGCGGCGGCTATCGGGCGTGGCAACCGTTCTTCGGGCTACAAGGATGGCGGCAAAGCCAATCAAGACTTCACTGGCCTCATGAAGAAGGCTGCTAACCGCGCTGCTGCCAAGGGCACTCCTGTGATGAAGGACGGCGGCGCTACAAACGAGTACACCGCCAAGCGCGTGATGTCTCGCATCAAGGCTGGTAACTTCAAGGATGGTGGCCGTGCTGAATTGCTTCGCGACCGGCGCATGAAGGACATCGAGAAGGATTATAAGATCGCGCTTGCCAAGGGTAAGAACGAAGGCGTTGCCAAGGCGAAGTACGAGCAGCGCATGGCTGATGCCGCCGACGATTACGCCAAGCGGACCAAGGCTGATCGCACTAAGACCAAGGCTGGTGAGAAGGCCGCTGAGGCCGCTTTGACGGAAGCTCGTCGCACCAAGGGTGAGAGCATCAAAAAGCGCGACATGGCAGCTGATATTAATAAGTTTTTTGCCGGTAAGACAATGACGGCTAAAGCAGCGGAACCAACTAAGGCAGCGGAACCTGCAGCGGCAAAGCCAGTGGTTAAGGCAGCGACTAAGCCTGTACAGAGAGTCGTACAGAGGATTGTACAGAGTCCTGTTCAGTCAGGGGTTGAGGCGCCTGCTAAGCTAGACAGAAATTATACTATTAGCCCCGAAAACCGTAAAGCAATCGAGGCAGCAGCCAAGAAAGAACCTTTTAGCAAGTTTGATAAAACAGCTTTTGCCAAGTTGACAAACGCTGGGAATGCTCCTGCTGCCACAGCAGCTAAAGCAGATAAGGCTACGGTTAAAACGACAGGGCCATCTACAAAAACGGCTCTAAATCCCAACTCTCTTGCTGGTATGGCAGCAAAAATGTTTACCCCTGAAGCAATGGCGGAAAGAAATGCCGCATATGCAAAACGTCAAAAAGCAAGGGGTTACGCCGCAGGTGGCGCAGGCAAAGTCCGCAAGGGCATGATGAAAGGCAAGTAAGATGGCGCGTTGCAAGAACACTGATATGTCAATGGGCGCCATGAAAAAAGCTGGAGGTGGCAAGGTACAGACCTCTGCTGACACAGCCCGTAAGCTGGCCACAGAAATGGGCGGCATGAAAGATGGCGGTGCCATGAAGCCCGTTGATGAAGCTAAGAACCCCGGCTTGAGTAAGCTACCTTCAGAAGTCCGTAACAAAATGGGCTACATGAAAAAGGGCGGCAAGCCGAAGGCAAACGGCCTTGCTGTCATGATCGCTATTGGTTCGCCTATGAAGAAGCCTGTTAAGAAAGCTGTTGGTGGCGCTGGCAAAACCCGCAAGGGTATGGCCCCTGAGAAGTTTGCCAAGGGCGGCGCCGGTAAGGTTCGCAAAGGAATGATGACGCCTGAAGGCAATATCATTCATGCCATGAATAAAATACGCGGCAAGTAATGCCCGCGCGGTCAAAAAGACAATTTAGATTGATGTCTGCTGTTGCACATTCTCCAGCGTTTGCTAAGAAGTTGAATATATCGCAGAAGGTAGGACAAGAGTTCATCTCTGCGACGAAAAACTATAAGAAACTGCCGGAGAAAAAGAATGTCAGCGGAAGAGATAAGACGCAAAAGCGTTGAACTAATTGGTGAACAGCGCGACCGCGCGGCGCAATACAGCCTTAACGCAAGATTTACACCATCTGCTTATGCAAGCGATGGTCGCATCCCCGCAACCACAGCAGAAGAAATAGCCCTTCAAGTCATTGAGGGGAACGCGCTGGTGCGTGCGTATACGGACGCGATTGCAGTGATTAACGAGGTCTACAGGAAGATGCATCAGCCTGACGACGATAAAATACCGGAGCAAACAAAAAAGGAGAATTTCTGGTGAGTGAGAACATCTTAGGAATTAAGCTTCCGCCTAATCAAGGCTTGAGCCATGTCGAGGCGCACGAAGAAGGTCTGGCGCAGGAGCTGATTGATCAGCAATTTATAGCCATGACTGGCAAGCCGTTTGATATGCGGCCGGCCGGCTACCTTGTCGCGCTGAAAATCTACGTCGAACCGGATGAGTTGAGCGTCGTTCAAACTGATGACGGTAAATCAGTCACCCTCTACCGGCCTATCAGTGTACAGGCTGAAGAGAAGTACCAGTCCTGTTCAGCACTGGTATGCGCACTTGGACCTGAAGCTTATCAGGGCGAAAAGTTCAAGGACAGTGGGCCTTGGTGCAAGGTTGGAGATTGGGTGATGATTCCTCGTTATGAAGCTACTGCTGTTTCCTATCGTGGTGTAGCTGTGGCGCTCATTTCTGATGACCGCATCATGGCTGTCATTACCGATCCGACCGACGTAAAGTCAGTTAAAGACGCCACGAAATTTTAATGGAGGTTTAGATGATTGATGGTGATGATGGCCCAGAAGAGTTGGATCTTCCACTTTTTGAAGAAGGCCCTACCGATAGTGTTGAGCTTGAACTTGATGACGATGACGTTGGTGGCAATCTAGTTGACTACTTGGACGAGTCCGAGGAAGATGGCGA